CTTTTTTTGTGTTTTTTTCTCCATCTCTCTAGCCATCTTCTTACTGCTATTGTCGCTATTGCGTTGTCTCTGTTATAGCCTTTATGTTTTTCGTCTATCGCTTCGCTTAGTTCTTTTATACTCTTGTTGCTAAATGTTAGCGTTATAAACTTGCCGTTTTTATTCTCTTTTATATCCTCTACGATTCTATTCTGCCACTCTCTCGCCTTCTTTTTTTTACAATCTATGCACTCTCCACATCCTATTGGGATTAATCCTATCCTTTTGTCAATCATGGGGGGTATTACCCCCCCATTTTTTTTATTTTCTTTGTACTTCGGGTTTTTTATTAACCTTGGATATATACACATATTAATAATAGTTTTCTACGTTAGTTGTTTTGCTAATATTTGTTCCGCCGCTTTTTGTTGCTGTTCCTAATGCCCCTACAATCCTATCTACTACTAGCCTGTCGCTATCGGGTACATCTTTCATTAATTTATCCCATGCTAGTCTATTTGAATTTGTCTCTGCATTTCTCTCCGCTGCCCCTGCACTTGTTACTGCAGTACTTGCATTTTTAGCGTTAGTATCTGCATTTCTAGCGTTAGTATCTGCATTTCTGCTATTTGTAATAGCATTTCTCTCTTGAATACTTAATTCTGTCCATCTTTGGCTTATGCTCGCTGCTATTTCTTTTATTCTCGCTTCTCCAACTCCTTTATTGGTTTTTAGTAGTTCGTTTTCTAAGCCGATTTTTATTAATTGTGCTTGTGCGGTTTTTATGTTTGTTTCCATTAACTCTGCCCCTATTTGGTTTTCTCTCGCTAATTTTTGTTGCTCTTCGTTAATTTTCAGCATTCCCATTCTTATAGTTTGAACTATATCCTGTGCCGCATCCCCCTTGATTTTTGCTTCAATATCTATTAGCGTTTTTTCACTCCCCATCTTAGCTGTGCTACCTGCTATATTTGCACCTTGTATTGGCTTATTCGCTGTATCTGCTTTCACATTCTCTGTTTGGGCTTTAATCAATTCCATTTGAGCCTGTGTCATCGCACTTTGTTGCATCATTCCTAGTGCTTCTCCTCCTCCTTTTGGTGCTTCCGCTGCTCCTACACTTGCTGTGCCGCTTCCTGTTGTAACTCCTCCTCCACCACCCATTCCATACATTAACGCAGGGTTGATCCCTGCTTTTTCCATTTGCTCCCTCTGTGCTGCGTAGCTTGTATTCTTCCACATCTCTAGTTGCTTACTGTAGCTATAATCAGTCATTTTCTCGTTACTCTTCCTTTGTTGGTCTAGTAGTTTTTGGTTTTGTTCTAACTGTCTATTATCGTTGTGATTTTCTAGAGCCATTCCTAGCCCTGTTCCTAACAGTTGCCCTCCTAGCTGCATACCTAGATTTTCTATGAAACTCATGTTTTTTATTTTTTGTTTTTCGTGCTTTTTTTAAAAGCTAATTTTTTTTACTTGATAATATTGTGTAGGTGCGTACTAGCCGATTTATTCGGCTGCTTCTGCTGAGGTACCGCCTGCACTTGGGGCGTCCCCTGCCCCTCCTTTTATTGCTTCCATTTTATTTTCTCTCTTAGCTATTTGACTCCTACTGATATAATCTGTAGCATCTACAGCCAACTCAAACCTATCTGTCCTAACATTAAACTCTGCTTTCACTCCGTCTTTTCTTTCTGTGTAAATTACTTCTGCACCATCCGTTATAGGTTCGTTTTGGTTTGTAATCCTTCTAACTTTTTTCTCAATCGTTTCGCCCACATAGCTATCGTTTATGCTTATTGTGGTTTTTTCTATTTTGTTTTTTCTGTACATATTTTTTATGTTTTATAGGGGGTATTACTACCCCCTGTTTTTTTATAAATTTGGCATTAGTCTTGCACTCATTTTTCTCCTCGCCGTTATATCTGTCCCTATCTGCACCCAAAAATTTTGGGCATCTAGTGATGTATCTGCGAATATAAAGTTGAATTTACTCGGGTCAATGTAGGTTGTTAAGTCTATTATTTCCCTCCCTCCTACGGTTGTTTCATACCTTCTATTCAGTGTCATAAACATACTATCACTTTTTATTGCAAAGTTGCCATAACATCTGTTGTAGTTTGTCATGTAGTTTAGCCATGCAGGTTGTTTTCCTGCACTTTTTTGCTCCCATTCAGAACCGTTGTACTCTGTTGTCCACCATGCCATCTGTTCCGTTATTAGGTCTTGAAATCCTATCTCGTCCAATGCTGGCTTGTGAAAGTCATTCATTGTCTTTAGGTTCACATCCCATCTATTACCCTGCGAGTAGTCTATTCTTGGCGTTATGCTCACAATTCCCATTACGTAGCAATGTTCATCTAGCTTTATTCTCACTTTCCCCCCTTTGTGTTTCTTCGCCATTGTACCCTTGCCTGCTAATGTACCCAGCGGCTGGTCTTCTGTTTGCGTGTTACTAATTACTTCCTGAAATACCAATTCCTTTATCAACCCTCCATGATAAATAGGAGTTTCCGCTTTGTTGTAGCTTTTCACATCATATACACTTTCTATCCAATCCTCGTAGCTACCTCCGCTAACTGCTATTCTATTTAGCATTTCGTACACTTTTTTGCTCAATATTAATTGGTCGATAGTAAAACTTCCGCTTACTGTACTCACTGCACTACTCGTGCTTATCTCGTTGATCCAAGTTGTTTCCAGCCAATTATTAAATAGATCACTTTGGTACGTCTTCAGCCCAAGTCCCTCCTGTGTGCTTAGAGTGTTGTATATCCCATTTGGCTTACTCCATATATAACTGTACGGTGGCAATCCGCTGTCGTTTATCTTATATGGTTGTGCGTTAGTTGTTAGAATATACTCTCTCATTCTATCTATGTTCTCAAGGTCAAAATCAACTACAGTTGGCTTATCTGTATTTGTGGCAAAGTCGCTTTGGTAGTCCCAACTTTTAATCCATCCTAGCCCACTCTTTAACTTTATTTCTGTGTGTGTGCTGTCTATTATGTAGATAATTCCATTAACCGCTAAACTCTCTAGGTTCATCCATCCTAGCCCATCTATATATATACTTATCCACTCTGGCTTAAATGCTCCGCCGTGTGTGATGGTTAGTGTACTATTGTACGTGTACGATATATTTGCCGATTCATTGGGAAACTGCTCTAACGTATATGCCGCAATGTTATTATCTATTGTAATACTTTCCACATCTTGTACTATTGTACCTCTATCTATGTGAATTACTGCTCCTAGCCCTTCTTGTTTATTTGCATAATAATTCTTGTATATATCCCAATAGCCTAGTAGCGGTACTGCATTAAATTCTCTTTTCACGGTGTTTCCTTGTGGCATTCCGTAACCTCTAATCCCTAAGTACGATAATATGCAACTTGGGTTAACTTGGCAGTTATCCACATCTTCATATACATATGACAATACGGGGTTAACATCAATTTCCAATACAGGCAGTACCACTTCCTCCATGTGGTTGCCAATTTTCAATTTGTTGTTGTGTAGCTGTTTTTCGTATAGCCTAACAGGACACGTAAATACGTCTAGTTGTACTTTGTAGCTACCGAACAACGGACCTAACGTTGGTAAGGTTTTTACATCTACATTCAAATCAATATCGAATGTGTCGCCAGGCAAACCAACTTCATTCATAAATGGTACTAGAGTACCTGCTGCCATGCTGCTCCTCCATATATAGCCTAAGTCGTGGGTACTTCTCTCATACCCTCTAAGATTCACACTTAATTTGTTTCCGCTCCCTAGGCGGTTACCTCCTAGTTGTTTTTTCATTGTTCTTGGTTTTGTGTTTTAATTATTGCTTTCGCCGTTGTGGCGATAACATTGAATATAAGTTGCCAATCTCTATCTATAACCATTCTATACGCATCCTCTTCGCTCACATACTCTGTAAGTCGGTTGTTACCTAGTGCCACAAAGCTGCCCTCTTCTGTTGTCACTATTCTGAATATATCCGCTTCTTCATTTTTTACTATTTCAGAAGATTTTTCCTTGTTTGTTTTTTCTTCTCCATAGCGTAACCCATTCGATAACTCCGAACTTTCCTTTGATCTCTGTTCTTCTCGTACTTCTAACTTTATGCCATTCTTCTTTCGATACCCTGCCAATTGTTTCCCCTGTCTCAATATCCACATTAATGGATTTGCTTTTCCAATTTTTTTTTGGACGTGTTGGTTATTTGCCATTTTTCTTTCCCTCCTTCTCTTTTTCTTCGTTTATCACTTCGGGAATTTCAATTACTCCTTCTTGTAGTAGTTCCTTTATCCCATTAAAGGTTTTTTCTCCTACATTTATTATAACCGTTTTTTCTTCACCAACTATAATATATAGTTGTTCCTTTCCTCTGATGTCTGTGTGTTTAACACACTTTACTTTTGTGTTCCTTTCCATTTTTTTTTTGTGATTTTTATTCGGTTTTCTTCCGTTTTATTTGTAATTTATACCATACAATTACCGTGCCACACTTTCCGTGTCATGTTTTTTTGTCAGTTGTCATGTCTTTTTGTCAGTTCCACGAGTCACTATTTGTTATCTTGTTGCCCGGCCTAATATCCTTGAAATACCCCCTCGGAGAGCCGCCGGAGGCATGTATTTTATTTAATCCTGTTTATTGGGGTTGAGGGGTTCGGCTCCATACGTTTTTAAACTTTAAGCCTGTTTTTTGCCGTACCCCCAAGCCCCTGCTAGGCTTCTTTTCTTATTATTTAATTCTCTTAAATTCTCTTCGTATTGTTTCTCCTTCCAATCTATGCTATCATCGTTATATCCCAATTCTTTGTTTAATTCTCTCCTTCTCTTCAGTGCACTCATTATTCCTTCGTAGTCATCTGCATCATACACTTGTTTTCCGATGTATCTTTTGTTTTCATCTAGTTTTTTTATCCATAGTTCTTCCCTTTTTTCTTCATCATATAGCTTATTTCGCCAATATATATTCAGTGCTGTTTTGTTCCCTGTACTCGTTCGATAGTGGTCTTTGCTTATATCATTTTTTTTCTTATTCTCTGTATAATTACGCCCTATTCCTGCACTTGTTAATACTATTGGCTTATAATACTTATGCTTCAAGTCTTTTTTTGTCATATATTTTGTAATATATGCCGCTGTTCTCTCGTTTACGTAGTTTATTTTTTGTTCGTTTTCTTTTTTACCTGTCCACACATATCCATATGCCCAAGTTCTTTTTATCTCTTCGTAGTCTTCATTCGTCCATACAATTCCGTGCAAGTGTATGTTTTCTGTGCCATTTCCTCCTAATTCTGTAACTAGCCAATGTCTTACACTTTTTTTGTGTTTTTTTCTCCATCTCTCTAGCCATCTTCTTACTGCTATTGTCGCTATTGCGTTGTCTCTGTTATAGCCTTTATGTTTTTCGTCTATCGCTTCGCTTAGTTCTTTTATAC